TCTAAGTTCCAACCAACAATTATTATGGTAATGGAACCTGTTCTTTCTGTATCAAATGCATTTGCAAATTCATTAAGAACATATCTCTTACATGCAGATATGTCTGCAACAGGCCCCGAAGGTGGTATTGGTCTATTAACGCTTGACGAAGCAGGACAACCTGTATATAATACAGACCCTAGAACTGGTGGTTCAATTACAGAACCCGATACAGAATATGGTGACTCTAAAATGAGAAACCGACACATGAACATTCTGAAGATTGTAAACAAATCTATACCTTCAGTTAGAACTGATAATGTAAGAGGTGTTGTCCGTTCTGTAGGTTCAATTAATTTAATGGATAATCAAGACACATTAGACTACCATAATAGAAAATTTGTAGCTGCAGACCAAGGTAAAATTGTAGATTTATATCAACCAAGTGAAGAAATCTTAGTAATGGAAGATGGAAGTAAGATAGAACTTGAAGAAGAAGCATGTATCATGAGATTTGAAGAAAGAAGATTTGCAGAAGTCAAGGGAGAGGCTGGAGATAGAATTATATCTGAAGACAATGAGACTTTGATAAGATTAGAAACTGCAACAACTACAGAAGAGGTGCAATACTTTGTATCAGAGAGGAATCCCGACTTAAATGACAAGTATACTCTGTTTGAAAATGGAGATAGGATTGTATTTGAGGACGAAAGTGCAATGATTGATGAACAATCATCAGATTCTTCAGTACCTTCTACTACATTTGCATCATTTGGAACAAACTTTAAATCCCTAAATACCATTACAGGACAAAGAATATACGATATATCATATTACCTAAAAGATGAAACTGATGGCGATGATATATTATTAGAAGATGGGTATGGAAACATTCTAAGTGAAGAGTCTAAACCCGAAGGTTTGAGAATTAGTGACTTAAATGATTACTATCCTAACCTATTCATTCCCGAATTTGAAAAAAGGGAGTTAAAAAGAACAAATATTACATATAGTGCATACATAAAGTCTGCCTAGTGTTATAAATAGTATAAAATATCTGAGGAGATACTTAAAATGGCAGCAATAATAACAGAGAAGTTTCGTACACATAATGCGAAACAATTTAAAGAGGACTTCGGTGAAAGTGCCTCATCAACATACATTTTCATAGGTCGTTCCCATTCATGGGCAGACGACACTTCCCCACCAGTTCCAGTAAACGGAACAAGTGAGGAGATGGATTCATTTTCAGATATGCTTTCTATGAAGAAAGTGTCTACTGCAGATGTTTCTCATGCATTAACAAGGTATGACTGGACAACAGGAACCACATATGACGAATATGCACATGATATAAGTTCTACAGAAACTTCATCAGGTACAAGTGCAAACAATTTGTTTAGTTCTAAGTTCTATGTAATAACAGACGACTATAATGTATACAAATGTTTAAGAACAGGAAGAAATTCTTCAGGTGCAACAGTTGCTTCAACTGTAAAACCAACTGGAACAAGTGCAACAGACCTAGTGTATACCTCAGACACTGGTGCAGCTGCAGGATATATTTGGAAGTACATGTATACAGTATCTGCTGCTGATACAATTAAGTATGTGACTTCAGACTTTATCCCAGTAAAATCATTGGGTGCAAAAACTGCTGTTTCAGGTACTGGAACTAACGGTCAGTTAGGTTCAAGTGCAGACAACGACTCATCTTCATTATGGGACGTAGAAAACTCTGCAACTGCAGGTGCAATCTACCACGTAAGAGTAGATAACGGTGGTTCAGGTTATACGCCTGGAACATATAACACTGTTGCTATAGATGGTGACGGTTCAAGTGCAACTTGTTCAGTGACTGTTGGTGGTGGTGGTGCAATCACATCAGTTTCAGTGACTACAAGTGCATATGGTTCAGGTTATAATCGTGCATCTATTGATGTTGCAAGTATATCAGGAATTGGAAGTGGTTCAAGTGCAGTATTAACACCAATCATTTCACCTATGAACGGACATGGTGCAGACCCAGTTGAAGAACTTGGTGGAAACTATGTAATCGTAAACTCAAGATTTGAGTTTAATGAAGGTTCAGGTGACTTCCCAACAGATAACGATTTCAGAAGAATAGGTTTATTACAAGACCCATTCACTGCAGGAACAACAACAGTTGCAACTGCAACAACACTTGGTGCATATTATAAAATGACTTTATCAAGTGTTTCAGGTCTATCAGTAGACGATACTATTCTTAATGCTTCTTCAGACGGAAACGGAGTTGCAGTATCAAGAATTATATCAATTAATGGTTCAGTAGTATCTCACCAACCAATTGCAAATAGTGATGGTGGATATGTAAACTTTGCACAAAATGATACTGTTTTTAAAGGTGGTGCAACCATTGGTAATGCTGATACAATAGATAGTACATTCCCCGAAGTAGAAAGATTTACAGGTAATATTCTGTATATTGAAAACAGGGGTGCTGTGACTAGAGCTGCAGACCAAATCGAAGATATTAAATTAATTATAGAAATGTAATTATCGGGGACTTAGTGTCCCCACAACAGGTTAAGGAATATGCCAGAAAAAACTGATTTAAATATAGCACCGTATTACGATGACTTTTCGGAAGATAAGAAATTCAATAAAGTTCTTTTTAGAGCGGGTCGTCCATTACAGTCTAGAGAACTAACTCAAACACAATCCATATTACAAAATCAAATTGAAAGATTTGGTTCTCATATGTTTGAAGAGGGGTCTTTAGTCACTGGTGCAGAATCAGATGTAGATTTAGAAATATTTTATGTAAAGGTAAATTCTGCAAACCCCAATTCAAATGGTTCTGCAAATGTTGAAGACTATAGAACAACATTTCATAATAAATTTGTAAGAGGTAAATCTTCGGGTGTTGTTGGTAAAGTATTCACTTCAAGTGAAGAAACAACTGATGATGCAATAACATTGTTTGTCAAATTTCATTCACAGGGAACAGATTCAAATAACTCAGTAGTTTTTTATTCAGGTGAAGAATTACAAGAGTGTACATTAGGTGAAGATGGAACAGTCACTGTAAACAGTGCTAATAATAATGAGTTTACAATTAAACCTAAAACAGATAGTCCAGTTGGTCGTTCTTCAATTGCAAGTATATCAGAAGGTATCATATTTGCCAGAGGATTCTTTTGTAAGGTTGATGCACAAACATTAATTTTAGAAAAGTATTCAGGTAAACCAACATACAGAGTAGGTCTAACAATTGCAGAAAGTCTGTTATCTTCTGCAGATGATACAACTTTGTTAGATAATTCTTCAGGTACAACAAACGAAAATGCAGCTGGTGCTGATAGACTTAAATTAGATTTTACACTATCTAAGTATACACTTGATACTGCTGATGATGTGGACTTCGTAGAACTTGTCAGGGTTAATCAGGGTATCATAGAATTAAAAATCACTAGACCGATATACAATGAGATAGAAAACTCAATGGCACGAAGAACATTCGATGCAAATGGTGATTTTGTTGTAAGACAATTTACACATAGTTTAAGAGAACACTTAGACGACACTACAAACAGAGGATACTATACTTCAACAAATGGCGGAGATGTAGATAAATTTGTAATGCAAGTATCGCCTGGTAAAGCATATGTTAAAGGATATGAAATAGACAAGATTGGAACAACACCAATACCTTTCAATAAGGCAAGGTCTACAGTCACACTAAACAACACAAACACTCCAGTTAGACTTGGAAACAAATTAAGAATTACAAATGTTCACTCCTTACCTGAGTTTGGTAATGAGAGTGGAGATGCAAGTATATCACCATTTAAAGAAGTCACACTTTGGGATACTACAATATCAAGTGACGGAACAGAACCTACAAGTGGAAAGATTGGTTTTGCAAGATTAAGAAACATAGATTTACAAAGTGGTACTGCATCTTCAAATGAATATGATGCAAATTCTGTATGGAACTTATACTTATTTGACATTAAAATGCTAACAAAACTAAGTGGTACACTTAGTGGAACATTTACAGAAGGTGACCAAGTAGTTGGTGGAACTTCAGGTGCAACTGGTATTGTTTCATATACTGCAAGTGGTCAGTTATATATTCATGACGTAGTAGGAACATTCGTAGTTGGTGATGCAATTACAACTAATGGTACAACTAGTGGAACAACAACAGTCACTGCTGTAAGAAACTACAACATTGACCGTGCAAGAGGTGTATCACAAGACCCTGTAGATGCAAGTTCAACAATATTTACTGCAAATGTTAAGGTAGACGCTTCTAAAGTTTTATTGGGAACATTGACATTTGGTACTAACACTGCAGTCACTGGTTTTGCAACATCATTCACAACAGAATTAAAAGAAGGTGATTTTATAGTAAACCCTGCAAGTGGTCAATCACTAATAGTTGCAAGTGTCACTGATGACACTAACCTTGTACTCTCAAGTGCATCTTCAAGTGCATATACAGGTAATGTCACTAGAAATCGTGCAACTTTATATAACCAAGACCAAACTGCTTCTATATTTTCATGGCCAAGAGACTGGGTAAAAACACATTCATGTGATTCTATTCAAGTAAGAAGACAACAAGTGGTTGATGTATCAGGTGGTTCATTTACTATATCTACAGGTTCAAACGCAACCTTCGGTGCATTAAATACCGATAACTTTACAATTGCAGTTGTAAAGGCTTCTACAGATGGAAGTGCATATGATTTAGGAGACCTTTTAAACATAGAAGACTTAACAGGAACTGCAGCTTCAGATGGTGGTTCAGGTCAAACACTTACTAAATCAATTGCAAACAATAATGGTGCAAAACTTAAAATAACATTTACAGTCAATAGAACAAACCCAGCTTCTAGAAATAAGACATTGAGACAATCAAGATTACTTGGTGTTGAAAGTGCAAGAAGTGCTGGTGGGTTCTATGGAACTGCATATGATGATAAAGAAATTACACTAGGTGTTTCAGACGTTCATAAGATTCATGCAATATATGAAGGAGTAGGAGGAACAACACCTCTACCACCTTCTTCATATTTCTCAGTAGATAGTGGAACCTTCCAAGTCTATGAAACAATAGTAGGACAGACTTCAGACGCACGTGCAATTCTTATTACATATAGTGGTTCACTTTCAACTTCATATTATAGAATGGTATCAGGTACATTTACAGAAGGTGAAAGTATTGTCGGTCAGACTTCACTTGCAGTCGCAACAATTACTAGTGTATCACAAGGTTCACCCGATATCAAGTCTAGATTCTTCTTTGACAATGGACAAAGAGATGGTTTCTATGACCTTGCAAAAATTACAAGAAAGGTTGGAGAACCAGTTCCTTCAGGAAAGGTATTAATTGTATTCGATTACTTCACTTCAGATAGTGGAGATTTCTTTGATGTTGAATCATATGACTCTATACCATATCAAGACATTCCAGTATACTCTCCAAGTAGAGTAGATTTAGGTGGTTTAGAGCCTGATGGAACATTTGAACTTTCAGACGCAGTTGACTTTAGACCAGTTGTAGGACAAATTATTGGTACTTCAACATTTGGAACAACGAACACACAAGACCCAACCAACCCAGTGAACTTATCACATAGTACAGAGGGTGCTGTTTATGCACCATTTGGATATGATACTGGTAGAGATTTTGGTTCTTCTAGAACTGGTATATCATCTACTGGTGCAAGTGCAAACGATACCCCAGTGACAGGTTCAAGTGTAGTTGGTGACATATCTTTCTATGTTGGTAGAATTGATAAAGTATTTTTACATAAGTCAGGTTCATTCCAAACTTCTTCAGGTATTCCTGCACTATCGCCAACCAAACCAAAGGCAATAGACGATGCAATAGAATTATTTGAAGTTCAGATTCCTGCATATACAAAGAATTTAAAAAATATAAGAGTCAGAACACAAGACCATAGAAGATTTACAATGAAAGATATCGGTAAAATCAATAACCGTGTCACAAACTTAGAACGAATTACTGCATTATCTTTATTAGAAAGAGATACACAAACAAAACAAATTTTAGACGCAGACGGATTCGATAGATTTAAATCAGGATTCTTAGTAGATAACTTTAGAGGTCATAGAGTTGGTGATGTAAATCACCCCGACTATCAAAATAGTGTAGATACTAAACTTGGTGCAATGAGACCTAAGTCTTATTCACAATTCTTTGACATTGAGTTTAATAGTGTATTGTCATCAAACTTCCAAAAGACTGGAGACTTAATTACTTTACCTTATACACCTGCAACATATGTAAATCAAGATAAGGCCTCAAGAACAATTAATGTTAATCCATATCATGTATTTAATTTCTTTGGAACAGTTAAGTTATCACCCGAAACAGATATATGGAATGATACAGAACAATTACCCGAAGTAAGAATTAACAGAGAAGGAAACTTTGATGCAGTTCTTGCTGAAAATACAAACTCACTAGGAACAGTTTGGAACTCATGGCAGACAACATGGGTTGGTGAACCTAACGTAGTATCAACAGAAGTGCAGGCCACTTCTAATGGTTCTTGGAGTGGAGACCCAGCACAAGGTGGTGAATGGGTTGCAGGGTTATCCGTCACAAGAGAAGTCACTGAAACTGTAGAAACACAAACAAGAACAGGTGTGACAACAAGTGTTGTAGAAGACTTTGTAGAAACAAGAAACGATAGAGTTGTAAGTATATCAATAGTACCTTTCATGAGGTCTAGAACTATTGAGATAGATGCAACCAACTTAAAACCAAATACAAACCACTATTTCTTCTTTGACGGAATACGAGTTGATAAATTTACTAAACCATTTAGTACAACATATTCACAAGACGGTGGAATCACAACTACATCAGAATGTAAATCAGACGGTAATGGTAGACTTCGTGCATACTTTGAATTACCTAATAATAATGTACAAAGATTCCCAACAGGACAAAGAGAATTAAGATTAACTTCTAGTTATTATGATTTAACAAATCCAGGCTCACAAGCGAGTGGTGTCTATCAAGCACAAGGTTTATTACAATCTAACCAAACAGAGATAACATCTACAAGAAACGGTAGAGTAATATTAGAAAGAACTAATGGTTCTAGACAAATTACTAGAAGTGGTGAAAGAATAAATGCACAAGTATTTGATACCGTGTCTCCACCAGTACCACCAGTGCCAGAATTACCTGTAATACCTGAGATTATACAAGACCCTGTACCAATACCAGTACCTCCACCATTCATTGCGGCACCATTGCCACCATTGGTTGAGCCAGAACCATTTATTGCACCTCCAGTATTTATTCCTACAACAAGACAAATACTTGATATACCTGATAGGATAGAAGACAGAAGATTCTTTGATTTCCCATTAGAAAGAGGTTGGGGAGACCCACTTGCACAATCATTCTTGGTTGAAAAATCAGGTGGTATGTTCGTGACATCTTTAGATTTATACTTTGAGAAAAAAGATACAACATTACCAGTTTCTGTTGAAATTAGAAATATGGTAAATGGATATCCAGGCCAAACTGTAATACCTTTCTCAACAGTGACTAAGAACCCAGGCGATGTAAACACTTCAACAGACGGTTCTGCAGTGACAACATTTACATTTGAATCTCCAGTTTACTTAGAAGAAGATTTTGAATATTCATTTGTTGTTTATTCTAACTCAAATGAGTACACTGCATTCATATCAAGAATGGGTGAGAAAGACCTTGCAACAAGTCAGACAATTTCAGGACAACCATATGCAGGTTCATTATTTGTGTCTCAGAATGCATCAACATGGACTGCAACACAAGAAGATGACCTTAAGTTCCACATGAAAATTGCAAACTTTGATGTATCTAAAATACCAGTATTGAAATTTGAAAACAAAGCATTACCAGTTTCTACTTTACAAACAAATCCTGTTGAAACATTCAGTGGTCAACAGTATGTAAAAGTTTATAATTATACTCATGGTATGTACACAACAAATTCAAATGTGACTATTGCAGGAGTGACAGGTGATAAAGAAAATGGTGTATTAAATATTGCAACACCTTCAGTAAGTGGAACACCTACTAATGGAACATTTAATGTGTCTCTTACTGGTGGAACAGGAACAGGTGCAACTGCAGAATTTACAGTTGCAAGTAATGTTATAACTACTTCATACATAACAGACCCAGGCACAGGATATGCAACAACAGATACATTGTCTGCAACAAACTTTGACGGTGGAACTGCAGACTTAACAGTGGGTGTAGATGTAGTTGGTGATACACTAGGTGGAGTTCCAGTGGCTGCAATCAATCAAACATTTACTGCAGTTGCAAATATGGAAATAGATTCATTTACAGTAATCCCCGATATATCTAGTTATGATGTTAAAACAACATACGCATCGAATGACTCAACAGTTGGTGGTGGAGAAAACGCAACTTCAACTAGAAACTATTACTATGATACACTGCATACATTGATTCCAAGTTTAAATTACAACATGACTAGAATTAGTGCAAGTGTATTAACAACACCTATGGATTCGCCTGAAGGATATAGTAATGGAACTGCATACACTAAAAACACAACAAGTAAGTTTATCACATTAAATGATAATGTGTTCTTTGATTCACCAAGTGTAGTTGCATCTCCATTAAACGAAACTAATGAGATGTCTTCAGAGAAATCATTTACATGTACACTTCAATTACAATCTGTAAACGGAAATGTTTCACCAGTAATTGATGTTGGAACAATAGGTGCAATAGGTATTTCAAATAGAATTAATAATATTGATAGTTCTTCAGATGTACAAACAGGAACAGTCTATACTCCTTCAACAGAACCTGATGGAGATAATAATGCAATGGTATATTGTACAAGAAAGGTTAATTTAAAAACACCTGCAACAACACTTAAAGTTATTTCAGATGTGTTTAGACCACCAACAACAGAAATTGAAGTGTTATACAAAGTTCTTAAGAATGATGAATCAACACCATTTGATGATTTAAACTGGGAGTATTTCAACACAACAGGAACGCCTGATACAACTGTAGAGGCAGACGCAAGAAACTTTAAAGAATATGAGTGGACTGTTGATGACCTACCCGAGTTTAGTGCATTCGCAATTAAGATTGTTGGTAAAGGAACAAATAGTTCAGTAGTACCTATGGTATCTGCATTAAGATGTTTAGGTCTTGCATAATGTCTGAGTATATCAAAGTAGAAGGACATACATCTTTGTTAAGAGATTCCGAATCTTCTGCAATTGTAAATACGGACATAAGTGCATGGAGATTACAAAAACTTAGAAAAGATAACTATAAAAAACAAGTAGAAGAAATAAATAATATTAAGAGTGATATAAACGATATGAAAAACATTCTTACTCAAATAGTGGAAAAGATAAATGGCTAAACAAGTAGACCAATTCAGTACTTTAGAAGACTTCAGAAAAACCTTTAATGAGGTTTCTACAGATGTTGGCGATATAGGTGGACTTAGAACTACAAGTCAAGGTACTATTGTAGACGCAGTAAACAGTATTGAAGACAAGTCATTCTTTTTCCAAGAATTTATTTTTATTGCAACTTCAGGACAAACTACATTTTCAGGAACAGATAGTTTTGGAAATACACTAGAATTTAAAAAAGATAGATTACAAGTTTATGTAGAAAGAGACCACCAAATAAAAGATGACGACTATACAATCGGTGGATTTGGTGTATTAAGTGGAAACACTTATAGTCAGATTACACTTGCTACTGGTGCGACTGTTGGTGATAAGATTACTGTATATTCATACACTGGTTCATACTTAGGAGTTGCAGACTCAGGTGTTGCAACAGGGTTCTTTAACCAAACTGCAGAAAATGTAATTTACAACAACAATGATAGTGGAATCATATTTAATGAGACTTCTATTAATGCAACAACTACACTTTCAACAAGTGCAAAAATAGAGTTTGACGGAAATGTATATCACCAAGATAATGTCACACTTGCAAGTGGTAAAACATTAACTGCACCAACACTTACAGATGGAACTATGTCTATCAATAGTGGTGCAATCACAAGTGCAACTACTGGTTCATTTAGTGGTAATGTTGGAGTTGGTTCACTTACTTCTGCTGGAGATGTCGCAGGAACAACTGGTACATTCTCTTCAAGTATATCTGCAACTGCAGGTACTTTCTCTTCAGATTTAACAGTCACTGGAAACACTACACTAAATGGTAATATTGATTTAGGTAATGCTAGTGGTGATACGATTAGCTTGACAGGTTCAGTAGATTCTGATATAATATCAGATACGAATAATACTCGTGCCTTAGGGTCTAGTAGTAAAAGGTGGTCAACTGTATACTCAACAGATTTAAATGCAACAGGCACCTCTACATTGTCTACAGTGGACATTAATGGTGGTAATATAGACGGTACAGTAATCGGTAGTTCAACTGCAGCTGCAATTACTGGTACATTAATTACTGCAAGTACAAACTTTGCAGGAGACTTAACTGGTGATGTCACTGGTACAGTTTCTAGTATTGCAAATCATGATACAGGAGACTTGACAGAAGGGTCTAATTTGTATTATACTGATACTAGAGCAAACTCTGCTTTTGATACTAGACTTGCAACTAAAAATACAGCAAACTTGAGTGAAGGCACCAATTTGTATTATACTGATGCAAGGGTATCAACAAGAACAGACACTATATTAAATCACTCTAACCACACTAATATTACAGTAAGTAAAGTTGGTGATGAGTTGAGATTATCTGCAACAGAAGACAACCTTGCAAACAATACTGCAAATGATTTAAGTGATATTAATTATACTTCATCTCCTACTGCAGGTCAAATCCTTGCATGGGATGCTAGTGCAGGATATTGGGAACCTGTAGACCCAAGTAATACTACAGATAATGTTTCAGAAGGTTCGAACAATAAGTATTTCTCAGACGATAGAATGAATGCAATTATAGATGTTGCAGCTTCTAAAGGTCTTGTAAAAACATACGTGGACAATGCGAATGGTGGTGCTGATGACCCTTTAGATGGGACAATCACAATCGACCTAAATACCTCGAACGGATTAACCGTTAGTAGTAATTCTGTTCAGTTAGATTACGAGACTACAAGTACTGCACCTACTCAAGTAGGTAGTACTTCGACTGGACACTTATGGTTTGTGATATGATATGTCTGATGAAATTTATGTAAATATAGGAACTTCGTTCCAACAACCCTACCAAGGACAAGGACTTGCACAAGGTCGTACACCTGTTATAGCACAATATATTGCAAGAAAACCTGCAAATGCACAAACACCTTTTACATATCAAAATAGACAACCTGCAAGTGCAAGACAACCCAGTTCTGCACAAACACCTTATATTGCAAATAGACAGACCCCTTCCATAGTTCAGGCAACTGCAAATTATCCATATATTGCATCTGCACAACAGACATATCCTTACATTGCAAATGCACAAACTACTACTCAAAATACTGGAAGAGCGCCTATAATATATCAGGCAACAGGAAGAACGCCATTTACATATGCAAGACAAGGACAAACACCATATAGTGCAACTGGAAGACTACCTTCTACATATGAAACACAAGGTCAAACACCTTACAGTTTTCAACAGAATTATCAACAAACATATGAAACACAAGGACAACAACCTTATACATTTAATGATACTGGTCAACAACCTTCTATATATCAAGCTCAGGGAACACAACCATATAGTTATCAACAGAATTATCAGACCCCAACTATATACACTGCACAAGTAAGTACCAATAGTCAAGCAACATATCAACACCCGACTACATATCAACATCAGGCACAGATAACTTACAGACACCCTACTAATTCTCAGAGTGTATTTCAAACTACAGTACAAGCACAAACAACGTATCAGCACCCTTATACAGCTCAAACTCCTGCTTCTACAATTGGAAGACAACCTACAACATACACTTATCCCGACCCTGCAGTTTGGGGCCCGTATCCAGTGACAGGTGGTTTATTGTCTAGTTATTCGTACTATTATGAAGGATTTAGAAGTCAAAATCCAGTTGCGCCAGTGCAATATGGAGATGCATTTGGTTCAAGTCCTTGGCCTGCGATTCCTTCAAGTACTCCAGGCTATCAATATATTCAACGACAATATTGGTTGAATAGACCAAGTAATTCTACTTTATCGGGAACACTGAATCTTGGAAACTTTGCACCTACAATAACATTTAGTACTCAATTTCAATATCTTCAAATTATTAAAAGTGGTACTACTACAAATATACCTTATGCAACCTTTACGCCAAATGGTTCGCCTATGACACCAGGCACTACAATGTGGAGTGGAAGTATGCCTATTGTCACATCACAATTCCCAACTCATATAATTTTTAACGGTAATAGCGCCACATTAGCATTATTTTAATGGAGTATAATAAATGGCAATAGGACAAACACAACAACCGTATATTTTTCAATATCAGACTCCATATACATTACAGGTCACGTCTCAACAACCTTATAGTTTTCAACAACCTACAAGGCAACCAGTAAATGTTCAGAATATTAGACAACAACCATATTCTTTTACTGCAAATAAACAAACCACTGCACAATATCCACATATTATTCAAGTGTCATATCAAGCAAATAAACAAACAAGTGGGACTAGACCTATTGCAACTGCAGTAAGAAATTATTCATATAGTGCAAACAAACAAACTCCATATCCATTTATTAATAGTGGTCAGATAGCATACCCATACACTGCAAGAAGACCTGCAACTACACCAGTTGCTCAGGCACAACAACCTTATCCGTACATTGCTGATGCACAAACACCGTATCCATATATTGCACAATCAACATATCCTTACATTGCAAATGCACAACAACCATACCCATATGAAGCAAATGCACAACAACCATACCCATACATATCTCAAACTCCAAGTACGTATGCAAGACAGGGTAGAACACCATTTACATATAACCGTCAGGCATCATACAGTTTTGAAACACCTGCAAGAACTCCAAGTACATATGTGAATCAACAACCTAGTATTTACCAACACCCTGTAATCTATAGAAATCCTTATATTGCAAATGCTAGACAACCTTCAACATATCAACATGCATATCAATCACCTTATAGTTTCCAACAAAATTATACATTCCAACAACCATATACAACAACTAGAACGGTTGGCCCGATTGCAAAAGTTAAAGGTGTATACAGAAATAATGCTGGAAGTGTAGAGAAGGTTGACGAGATTTATGTCAATGATGGTGGAACTTTAGAGAAAATTCACCAATCAGTTCCAACTGCTCAATTCAATAAGGGTTAAAAAGGTATAAATAGTATATATGGCTATACTTGCAAACATATTTATCGACCAAGGTGCTGACTTTTCAATCACTGTAGATGTCACGGACTCTTCAGGTGATGTATTAAACATGTCAGGATATTCTGCAGCTGCACAAATAAGAAAAACATATTCTTCTGCAACTGCAAGTGGAACATTCACATGCACCGTACAAGAAGCGAGTGGGCAAGTGACCATGGCATTAACAGATACACAAACAACAGCATTAGAAGCTGGTAGATATGTTTACGATATGACAGTCACCAGTGGTGGAGGAAACAAAACTAGAGTTGTTGAAGGACAGGCAATTGTGACGCCAGGAGTGACAAGATGAGCAACATAAAAGGAACATTAAGTAGGGTTGCAACTATCGGTGGAAGAATACAAGGACAAGGTAATCTTCGTGCAAAACAGGTTGCGATAGGAAATGCATCAACCTCTACAGACATATCAACTAAAAATTTAAACGAACTTGCAGATGTAAATGCAACAGAAACAGATGACGGACTTCTTTCATATGATGCCTCTTCTGATAAATGGACAACTACCACTTCTATAGACGGTGGGACATTTTGATTGTCTAAATACTAATACAAATCAAGGTTGTCGACATTGAGACAACGACCCACATTGTGAGTGGACAGAAATATATTATGAAATCACGACCCCGAAAGTGACGGGTCATTTAAAATAACATAACTTTTTTATAGGAAAATAAAAATGGCAACAGTAATTCAAATTAAAAGAAGTACGGGTTCGGCTGCTCCTGCAGTATCTGATTTATCAGAAGGTGAATTGGCGTACGTTCAGGATAGGTCGAATGATGGTGCAAGTGCTAAGTTATACATAGAATCAGTAGACTCATTAGGAGCTGCAGCTATTCACGAAGTCGGTGGTAAATACTACACGGACATCTTGGACGGTGCAAAAGCAACTCCATCTAACCTTAAGGTTGGTAATGGTGCAACTGCTGGTGCAAGTGTACAGTTATTGGAAGATTCAGACAACGGAACAAACTTCGTTGCATTGAAAGCTGCCGATACATTAGGTGCTTCAACAACATTCACACTTCCAACTGCAGACGGTTCTGCAAACCAAGTAATTGGTACAGACGGTAGTGGAAACTTATCATTCTTATCAACAACATCAACACTTGCAGGTGCAACGGATTCAGATATTTCTTCTCCAACAGGTGGACAACTACTTGTTCATGACGGAAGTAATTCTTTTGACAACGTATCAATGAGTGGTGACGTGACTATGGCATCAAGTGGTGCAGTCACAATCGCTGCTAACGCAGTTCAAGTTGGAAATATTGACTTCTTTGTAGACGAAGACAACATGGCTTCAGACTCTGCAGTTAAAGTTCCTTCTCAACAATCTGTTAAAGCATATGTAGATTCACAAGTGACAGCACAGGACTTAGACCTTGCTGGTGATTCAGGAACTGGTGCAGTCGACTTAGACTCTCAGTCAATCACATTTACTGGTGGAACTGGTGTGACAACTTCTGTATCAGGTCAAGCAGCGACTTTCGCTATTGGTCAGGCAGTTGCAACAACAGATAACGTGACTTTCAACAACGTAGACGTTGATGGAACACTTACATCTGATGATATCACATCTACAAACATCAGTGTTGCAGGTAATGCTACAATCACTGGAAACTTAACAGTTCAAGGAACAACAACAACTGTAGATTCAACAACAGTATCAATTGCAGACCCAGTGTTTGAAATTGGTTCAGATAGTTCAGATGATAATCTAGACCGTGGTATTAAATTCAAATATAACGATGGAGCTGCTAAACTTGGTTTCTTCGGTATGGACGAAAATACTCAGAAATTTACTGCATTAAAAGCTGCAACAGATAGTTCATCTGTATTCAGTGGAACAGCAATGGACGCAGTATTCGGTGGATTAGAAGCAACTGGTCTTGCTCTGAGTGGTTCAATTACTTCATTAGACGGTGCAGCTCCAACAGCTGGACAGTTAATGATTGGTAATGGTACTAATGGAGACATGGAACTTGCAACTTTAACTGCTGGTGAAGGACTTGATGTGACTAACGCTGACGGTGCAATCACATTGTCTGCAGAAGACGCTACAACATCTAATAAAGGTATCGCAAGTTTTGCTTCTGCTATCTTTGATGTTTCAAGTGGTGCTGTATCTATTAAAGATGCAACTGATTCAGTAAAAGGTATTGCTTCATTTGACTCTGCTAATTTCACACTCACTTCAGGTGATGTTGCAATTACAGCTATTGATGGTGGAACATTTTAATTAAAATAGTTCAATCAACCAATTCAATAGGAGAGTAAAATGGCAACAGTAATCCAATTTAAAAGAAGTTCGACTCAGAACGAAGTCCCTGCGACTAGTGATTTATCACTAGGGGAACTTGCTGTAAATACTTACCACGGTAGGTTTTACACTGAAAAGAACGATGGAAGCGCTGCTGTTGTGGAAGTTGGGTCTAACCCAGCCTCTCTAACAATAAATGATGCATTAACATTCCCAACCAGTGATGGTACAAGTGGACAACTATTGTCCACTAACGGAAGTGGAACCATAGGTTTCACAGACGCACCTTCTACTGGTGTCACTACATTTACTTATAGTGTGACTGGAAACCAAACTCTATTCTCAGGTAATGACGATAACGGAACATCTTTATCGTATACACTTGGTTTAGAACAGGTTTACCTGAACGGTATTAAACTTGTTGTCGGAGACGACTATGCAAGAACTTCTACTAGTTCAATTACACTACAAGCAACTGCAGTTTCAGGAGATGTTTTAGAGGTAGTCGCTCAGACTTCGATTTCAAACTTAGTTCAAGGTTTCTTCACAACAAGTGAATTGACTGCAACTACGGCTGACCAAGTCTTGAGTTCAAACGCAACTGGTAATAAAGCAATTAAGTATGTCGTAATGGCATCTCATGCTAGTGCTGGAACTCATGCGACTGAAGTATTATTAATTAACGATGGTTCAAATGCGTACTTTGTACAATACGGTGATGCATTCTCAAGTTCTTCATTATTCTCACTTTCAAGTGATATAGATAGTGGAAACATGAGATTATTAGTCACACCTGCAAATACAAATACAACATTTAAAACCTTCCAAATTAGACTTTCATAAGGAGTAAAACATGGCGAAAACTAACGCATTTAAAATCGCTGAGTTAATTCGTGGTATACAATTTGATGTAGACAACGATGAGATTACGACTACTAAGAAAGTCAAATCGAAGGATAGAACATCAGGAAACGCAACAAAAACTGCAACTACAGAATTTGCACTCGATACATTTGCTCACGCAGATTTCAGAGCTGCAAGATATGTTATTGCAATGTCAGAGGGAAGTGATTTTCACTCTTCAGAACTTGTTGTTGTTCACGATGGTTCGGCCGTCACGTTAACTCAATACGGAACTATGAAATCTAAAAGTCTTGCAACTTTTGATGCAGACATATCAGGCTCAAACTTGAGACTATTATGTACACCTGCATCATCTAGTTCAACAGTTGTAAAGTTTGATAGATTGACAGTAGACGCTTAAGCGAAATAAAATAGAATTATTTTAGAGGGGGACTAAGTCCCCCTCTTTTTTTATATAAATAGTATTATGGCAACTAAAACTAAGTTCTTTACTGATTTAGGGTTTCAATCCTTAGACAACAGCACCGTAGACGGAGACTTAACAGTCACTGGAAACTTTACTGTTCAAGGAACTAGTTTAACAATTGACTCGACAACAGTTTCAGTCACTGATTCAATGTTTGAACTTGCAAGTGGAAACACTACAAGTGATATTATTGACATAGGTATATACGGAAACTATGATGACGGTCTATCAGATGGTGCAAGTGAATTTACAGGTCTTTTTAGAGACGCAACTGATTCAACTTGGAAATTATTTGACGGTTTAGAAGTTGAGCCAGGAAATACAGTAAACATTAGTGGAACAGGTTATGCATATGCAGACTTTAAAGCTGGTGATATAGAAGCAACAGGTCAGTTAACTGCAGTGGGCCCACTCTCTTTAAGTAATTTGAGAATGGACGCAGACCAAAATTTAACAACAACTGCAACAACTGAAGTGGATTTAGATACATTTCCTCTACTAAGTTATAGAAGTGCAAAGTATCATATACAAGCATCACAAGGGACTAACTACCATGCAACAGAAGTTATGGTAATACATAATTCTACTAATGCTTATTTTTCTCAGTTTGGAGATATCTATACAAATACTTCATTGTTTAATCTTTCTGTTGATACTAATTCAGGAAATGTAAGATTAAGAGTCACTCCTGCATCAGCTTCTTCAACTGCATTTAAAATAAGTAGAAATTTATTAAAAGTTTAATCTAAAACATACCTTTATGGAGAACACTATCTTCTAAATAGTATGTAGATAAAGTAATTTTTCAAAATAGGACACATGAAAAAATGGCAACACAAAACAAATTTGTAGTAGAATACGGAGTCAGTGTCGGAACAACCGAAGTAATCAATTCATCAGGTAAAATCGTTGCAGCTGCAATTTCAGATTTAACAACTGATAATCTTGCAGAAGGTTCCGCTAAGTACTACGCTAATTCATTAGTAGACACGCATTTATCAGATGCATCTACATCAAAAACTCTGGCAAATGTTCAGATTGATGGAGGAACATTATAATGGCTGGAGAAAAGAATTTTAATATTAAGAACGGTCTATCTGTTGGTGGTGTAGAAGTTATAACTAGTGCTGGTGCTTTAACAGGTACTGCAATAACAGAATCAATTGACGATAGAGTTAATAGTCTATTAACAGCAGGAACAGGAATATCATTAACATATGATGACGCTGGTAATACATTAACAATTAATGGTCAACAAGGTGACATTACAGGAGTAAACGCAGGTGCTGGTTTAACTGGTACTGCAACTTCAGGTGATGCAACACTTAATATCGGTGCTGGTACAGGTATCACTGTAAATGCAGACGACATTGCAATCAACTTCAAAGATGAAGACGACATGTCTTCAAACTCAGCAACTCATGCCGCCACTCAACAATCAATTAAAGCATATGTTGATGCAAGTATCTTAACAAAAGATAATACAGACGAGATTACAGAAGGTTCAACCAACCTTTATCATACAACTGCAAGAGCAAGAGCAGCAATTAGTGCAAGTGGAGATTTATCCTATAACTCTACAACTGGTGTAATATCATTCACTAATGATGCAGGTGATATCGAAAGTGTCACTGCTGGAGACGGTTTATCAGGTGGTGGAACTACAGGTGCATTATCACTTGCAGTAAATGTTGATGATAGTTCAATCGAAACAAGTTCAGACACACTTCAAGTAAAAGCATTAGGTATTACAGACGCTATGTTGGCGGGTTCTATCTCAAACGCAAAACTTGCTAATAGTTCAATTACAATCAACTCAAATGCAACTGCTTTAGGTAGTGCAGTCACACTAGACACTGGTGATATATCAGAAAATGGAAATTTATATCATACTTCAGAAAGAGTTGATGATAGAGTAAATGCATTAATTACTGCTGGTACTAACATAACAACATCATATGACGATGCTGCTGGAACACTTACAATTAACTCTTCAGGTAAAACACAAGAAGAAATAGAAGATATCGTAAATGGATTAGTAGTTGGTGGAACAAACATCACTTCTACATATGACGATACAAACGGAACACTTACACTTGCTGGTTTATCAGACGGTGATATCAGAGGTTTAGTATCTGCAGGTGGTGATTTATCATATAACAGTTCAACAGGTGCATTCTCATTTACAGAAAGAACAGACGCAGAAGTAAGAGGATTAGTATCAGTCACTGATAATGCAGGAGACGGTTCATTATCATACGATAATTCTACTGGTGTAATTACATACTCAGGTATTAGTGATTCACAAGTAAGAGGTAAATTATCAGTCACCGATTCAGGTGGAGATGGTTCACTTGCATATAATAGTGGTACTGGTGTAATAACATATACAGGCCCAAGTGCTGCTGAGACACGTGCTCATTTAAGTGCAGGTACTGGTGTTGGATTCAGTGGTGGTGCAATTAGTATTGGACAGGCAGTTGGAACTTCTGATAACGTATCTTTTGGAGACCTCACACTTTCAGGTGACTTGACTGTAAACGGCACAACAACTACTGTTAACACTGCAACCCTTAATGTCTCAGATAACATTGTTGTTGTTAACAATGATGTGACTGGAACACCTAGTGAAGACGCTGGTCTTGAAGTAGAAAGAGGAACATCAACTAATGTATCTTTACTATGGGACGAGTCAGAAGACGAGTGGACATTTGGTTCACATAATGTTAAGGCATCTTCTTTTGAAGGTTCATTAACAGGAAACGCTTCTACTGCATCTAGTGCTGCTCAGTTAACGACTGGAAGAACAATTACTTTGGGTGGAGACCTTTCAGGTTCTGCATCATTTAATGGTACTGCAGACATTACAATTACAGCTGCAGTTGCAGATGATTCACATAATCATACGATTGCAAATGTTGACGGATTACAGACTGCCTTAAACACTAAATATGAGAGTGGTTCTAATGCAACACTAGGAACAATTACAACTAGTAATACATCGAACTCAGGTGGATATGTGAGAAACATATATCAGTCAACTTCATCTCCTACAGGTAGTGATGGTGCAGTTGGTGATTTATGGGTTCTATACTCTTAATTAGAGTATAGGATTTTTTAACTTTTTAAGGTAATATAGAATATGGCAACAGGGTCACAAAAGGTAAAAACACCTTCGGGTTGGAATTCAACTCAGGGTGGTTGGGTAAAAACAGGTTCTACAACATGGAAAGCTGTTGACCAAATATATGTAAAGACCCCTACAGGGTGGAATAATGCATCAGGTCAACAATCTGTTCAACAACCATACCCATACATTGCAAATAGTCAAACTCCTTACATTGCTAACGCACAAAATCCTTATCCGTATATCGCAAATGCTCAGACTCCATATATTGCTAATGCACAAAATCCTTATCCGTATATTGCTAATAGTCAGACCCCATATATCGCAGACGCACAGCAACCGTATCCGTACATAGCAAACAGTCAGACTCCATATATTGCGAATGCAAGACAACCTGCTACTTATCAACATAGGTCGCCGTTTACATATCAAAATCCTTCAAATAAACAGTCGCCTTATATTGCATCTGCTCAACAAGCATATCCTTATATTGCATCTGCACAAGAACCTAATATTAGGTCAGCACAACAACCTTATCCTTATATTGCTAATGCAAGACAACCTGCTACTTATCAACATAGGTCTCCATTTACATACAGAAACCCTGTAAATGGTCAAACACCTTATATTGCAAATGCTAGAACTCCAAGAGGATATAGAAACCCTGTAAATGGTCAAACACCTTATATTGCAAATGCTAGAAGCCCAAGAGGATACAGAAACCCTGTTTCTGCTCAACAACCTAATATAAGAAATAGACAGAGTCCTTTCACTTACAATGCTAGGTATCCTGCAAATGCTCAGTCACCTAGTAATAAACAGAGTCCATTTACATACAATGCTAGATATCCTGCAAATGCTCAGTCACCTAGTAGTAAACAGAGTCCGTTCACATACAATGCTAGATACCCTGCGAATGCTCAGTCACCTAGTAGTAAACAGAGTCCATTTACATACAGTTTTAGAAGTCCAACTACATACACTTATCCCGACCCTGCAGTTTGGGGCCCGTATCCAGTGACAGGTGGTTTATTGTCTAGTTATTCGTACTATTATGATGGATTTAGAAGTCAAAATCCAGTTGCGCCAACGCAATATGGAGGTGCATTTGGTTCAAGTCCTTGGCCTGCGATTCCTTCAAGTACTCCAGGCTATCAATATATTATGAGACAATATTGGTTGAATCGTTCATATAATTCTAGTACATCAGGTACACTGAATCTTGGGAACTTTGCACCTACAATAACATTTAGTTCTCAATTTTCTTACCTTCAAATTATTAGTGGTGGAACCACTACAAATATACCTTATGCAACCTTTACGCCAAATGGTTCGCCTATGACACCAGGCAATGCATTGTGGAGTGGAAGTATGCCTATTGTCGCATCACAATTCCCAACTCATATAATTTTTAACGGTAATAGCGCCACATTAGCATTATTTTAATGGAGTATAATAAATGTCAATAACAACACAAACAATAGATGGACAAAATTTTTATGTAAGAAGTCCTCTTCCAACAGTCACATGTAATGGTGTGGATTATAGTGTATCATGTACATTCCCACTTACAAATTACACTGTAGGTGGAGAAGTTGATACTGTAAATGCAACAGAACATTTTGAAATGTTGGAAACAGATAGAATTAATGAAGCAATTGCAATGTCATACGGACTACCAGTAGTAGAAGGTGGTAGTGAAGTTTGGACTTTAACAGATGCTTGCCCATACTTAACAGCGGTATAATAGGAAAATAAACAAATGGCAATAGGAAATACCCAACAACCAAATATAGGAAATGCTAGACAACCTGTAATTTATAGGAATCCGTTTACCTATAGGGTTCCGTATATTGCCAATGCAAGACAACCTGTAATCTATAGAAATCCATTTACATATAGGGTTCCATATATTGCTAATGCAAGACAACCTGTAATCTATAGGAATCCGTTTACCTATAGGGTTCCATATATTGCTAATGCAAGACAACCTAACACATATAACCATAGGTCTCCATTTACATACAGAAACCCTGTTGGATATCAGTTGCCATTTACTTATAATAATAGACAACCATTTACATACAGAAACCCTGTTGGATATCAGTTGCCATTTACTTATAATAATAGACAACCATTTACATACAGAAACCCTGTATCTGCACAAGAACCTAATATAAGGAATAGTCAAACACCATTTACATATGCAAGACAAGGTAGAACACCGTTTACCTATCAACATAGAAGTCCATTTACATATGCAAGACAAGGTAGAACACCATTCACTTATCAGAATAGACAACCTGTAATCTATAGAAATCCTGTAAATGCACAAGAACCTAATATAAGGAATAGTCAAACACCATTCACTTATCAGAACAGACAGCCTGGAACTTATCAGAGAACTGGAAGAACACCATTCACTTATCAGAACAGACAGCCTGGTACATATGCAAGACAAGGTCAAACGCCTACTACATATCAAAACAGACAACCTAGTACATATGCAAGACAAGGTCAAACGCCTACTACATATCAAAACAGACAACCTGCAACATATGCTAGACAAGGTAGAACACCTGTTATCCGTTGGGACGGTGCATTACAACAAAACTGGCCAGGAACACCTATATCCTCTTAAACACTAAATAAGTGTGAGAGGATATAATATATTATGGACAAATTAAAAACCTTAGAGCAAACAAAAGAACTTTTAACATTCCCCGAGTCATTCAAAGATTTAGACCATAGGTCTAGAAGAGATATAGACCAATGGCATTTAGGTGCATTAAACGACTTATCTAACATAGACGAAGAATCTGAATTTTTTAAGATTCTTGAATACATGTTTGAAAACATGCCTCCACTTAAATTATGTAAGTGGTCTGATTTAGAACAACTTAGAAGAGACGGTAAATTAATTGGTTGGCAAGGTCTCAGATTTCAAGCAAACTCATATCATAGATTCTTACCCGAAATTTATACATCAGGTTCTATTAATGAACATGGCGCTCCTTCTACAAAATTTGCAGTATCAGAACCTATAAATGATAAAGAAGTTTATATTGGAGACTATGCAGGAGAAGAACTAGAAGAGGGGGATTTTGAAGCAGAAGACTTTCCAGTTGCATTGAACTCAATGTATTATCATAGTGCAAAAGCACATTGGTTAACTCAAAGTATACAAGAAGAAGGATTGTGGGCACCCATACAAGGTCTTACACAAATGTGTGGAGATAGAATACAATTAATGATTCACCCAGGCTCTGTTCGTTCAGGTTGTTTTGAAGAGATGGAAGACCCAACTCACGAATTATTATTATGGGATTCACATGATATTATACCATCAAGTCCATTAACAGTCAAGCAATGTCTAGAGTACTGGCAAGATAAAGTTTGTAATGGATTTAGAAAACCAAAATACAAAGGTCTTTCTGCAATATGGACAATGGGAACTATAGAGTTCCAAGCAGACTTTAGTAATGTTGATTTCAGAAAGTATGTTTGGGAACATAGTGAAAAAGTCACTAAACTTGCAAAAGGAAAACCATTGAATATCTACATTGGTTATGATAGTAGACACAATGGATTAGAAAATGTATGTAAGGAATCCATACTAAAGTCTATAAAACAATCTATTGGGGGTGGAAGACTTGTAAACTATAATAAGTTTATACCCGAAATTAAATTTTTAGATGTATCCAAAATACCTGAATACAAAAGACCATATGAAAATCAATCCACATGGTTTACATATAGTAGATTTTTAATCCCTTACTTAGAAAACTATGAAGGTTTCAGTTTGTTTATAGATGATGATTTTATTTTTAGTAAATCATTATTACCCATGTTTTACTATTTAAATACAGATGATGCAATTGCATGTATTAAGTATCCTCAAATAAAACATGACGAAACTAAATTTGACGGAGAAGTGAACATAGATTACCCATGTAAGTTATGGTCTTCAATGATGTTCTTTAATAATGGACATGAAGACTGTAAAAAGTTAACACCCGAAGTTGTAAATACATGGACTGGAGCTCAATTACACCAATTTGAATGGACTGATAAGATTAGTCCTATACCCGAAAAATATATATTTGTTGAAGGGTATGATAACCCTGATGTGAAGTGGGACTATAGTGGAATCCATTATACTAGGGGAGGCCCGTGGATAAATGATATGGATTCTAGTCACATAAATAACTTAGAAGATTATAATAAAGTAAAAAATCTATTGTAATTTAAACATAATTGAGGTATAATAACAGTATGAACGCACTAATTTACACAGAAGACCAAAAGTTAATAATCAGAAAACCAAATGGTTTACAATATGAATTTGCAAATACAGACCAACCTGAACTTGGATTTGATTTTGATGTATTGGTATATGACGATATTGAAGTCATAATAGAAAAATGGGAAGACGGAAAGTGTTTTGACGACCAAGTACAAAGACATATCACTGGGGCTGAAAAAGAAATCATTGAAAACTATATTCAAAATTCTGAACCTCCTGTAGGAATTACATTAAATAATCAATATGCACAAGACTTAATGACTCAACTTAAAGGAAACATAGATGATTTTATGGGGAACTATGGTTTTGAAGACTTAACAGAAGTCACTTTTGCAGGTAGAGAGGGCTCTAATCACCCATATAGGTCTAATGCAAGAAGAGTAATGGAATACACTGATTCTCAGTATGTCATATATGACCAGTTAGTAAATGAAATATTTGCAACTAGAGAAGACCATTTAAAAGATATTCAAGAATATATAAACCAACTTCCTATAGCAAGTTTATTGCCTGACCACGAAAGATAAGTCATGTATGATGACATAAAAGTCGTCCACATAGACGAACCTTTTAAAATAAAAGATTTACCACTTAAAGATGTTTATGTCTTAGATAACTATCTAGCAACTGAACTGCATCACCATTTTGATGATTACATAGTTGCTAATAACCTTTGGTCTAAAACTAATCAAGTAAGTAGTGGAAGTCCAACAGGACTACCTCATCATAGTTTTTGGGGTGCAACTTATTATAGAGAGGACATGAAATTAGAAAAGAATATGGATAAACTCCATACAGTATTTCCTTACTATTTAAACAGAAGACTACAAACAGAATTTGGATTTAAGTGGGAGAGATTTCAATACATGGGACTAAACTCACAAACACAAGGTTTACAAGGAACAACACATGCAGACTGTCAAGAGGAAGATGAGTGGAATCTCTCATTCCTTTATTATACCAATAAGTTTTGGAATAAAGAATGGGGTGGAACATTAAGGCTGTATAATGAAATGCAACAAGGATTAGATGGTAGACAAGAACATATAGACAATCACCAAATTGCAGAAGTTGAGTTTAAACCAAATAGATTAATAATTTTTGATGGAAGGATACCACATGGTGCAGATGCACCTTCTCCTTCAGCACGATATATAGATAGAAGGTCTCTTGTTTTAAGGGGAGACGAAGTAAGATTAGTAGAGGAAGAAGAATTTTTTCATGCCAACGATAGAATTTCACACATATAATAAAGAAACACTTAGGGACTTTAAACCAGTTCTTGCTAGTTCTATATCACCTGATTGGTGGAAGAAAGCAAAAGTTGGTGAAATAGTTAGAGGAGTGGTTCAACAGACTATTCGTTCATGTCCTGCAATGGACGATTGGTTAAAGAGTGGTTGGTATCTACTTGCAAATAGAGATATTGAAGTTATAAATGGCGTAAGTAAATATGATTCGGGAACTTCTACTACTGCAACTGCAGACCCACATAATACTTCATACAATTCTACTAGTCACCCAATAACACAAACACTAGACGCATTTGAATACTTAGGTAGTGGTAAACCAACTAAAGATGCATTTAAAATGAGAAATCCTTGGAATATAAAAACACCACCAGGCTATTCTTGTTTTTACCTAGACCCATTCTTATTCCAAAATAATTATTTTGCAACTTGGCAAGGAATAATAGATACAGATGAATTTAATGTTGGAATGGATAATGCACAAATTATATTTTATCCTAAAGTTGACCATTCTTTTGTAATACCAAAAGGAACTCCTCTTTGTCAAATCATACCATATAAAAGAGATACTTGGAATGCCTCATATATTGTTAATACACATGAATCTTGGATAAAGAATCGTGCAACAATAACTTCAGAATTTGAAGATAAACCTACAAATAAATCTATGCAAGAATGGTCTCAAATAAGCAATTTTGAAGATGAGACTATAACTGGATTTGGTGGTTATAGGAGAGGTAAGTTTTGGAAACCAAAAGGTAGATTTTATAGTGAAGAGACCCCACCACCTGAATGTCCTATGCATAACCAAATAGAAGATATAAAGAGTGAAACACAATTGGAGTTTGATTTCGATGGCAGTTAGATTATTATTCCCAACTTTTGTATTTGAGAAAGATTTATTAGACCCTAGTTTAGACCCGAACAGAGGTATAGACCAAAATTATTTAGACCTTCTTGTAGATACTATGGATGGTATGAGAAGGAAAGACCCCGAAGGTAGAAGACTATCTAATGCATATACTGGTTGGCAATCACATGACGGCTGTGAGTCTAATCCTGCATTTCAAAAATTAATGAATAGAATACAAACTATGTTTTATGACGAGATATGGCCTTTTCATGGATTAGACCGTAATAAAGCACAAATGCAAATAGGTAATTCTTGGGCAAACATAAATGATAAACTTGCATGGAACAAACCACACTTACATAATGGTTGTTGGTACAGTGGTGTATTCTATATAAAAGCAGACGGTGACGAAGGTCATATTGAAATGATTGATACAAATCCTAAAGTTGTTTCAGATTTTCCCAACTCTCCAAGAACTCCTACTAGTAAAGGTTATGAACCTAAAAGTGGTAAGTTAATTCTTTTTCCAAGTGGTCTCATGCACATGGTAGAACCAAATCCAACTGATAAAGAAAGATATTCAATATCATTTAATATAGAAATGAAATACACTTCTTCTGAAGGACATAGTGGTAATATAGATAACTATAACCCCGATGAATTTGTTTATAATATATCTTCAGACGGTAGACTTTTGACCGACTAGCTATTCTAAATAGTAGTATGGAAATAGTAATCAACACCCATCTCTTATGGAACCTTATGATAACATTCGTGTTAGCACCACTAGGTTTTCTCATAAGAAATCTTTTATCTGAACAAAAGAGAATAGATATACTTGTTAACAAGACAAGAGAAGAATTAGCAAAAGAATATGTCACTAGAGAACAGATAGAAATAGACTTTGAAAGAATCATGGCTACTATGACAAGGATAGACGAAAAGATAGACCGTCTACAATCTAAGACTTACTTCCAAGAATAGGTTCTAAATTCATATAAATAGTAGTAGACGCAAATTTACTACAGGATTACTATGGCAGAACCAACATCAAAAAGTACCTTAAAAGACTATATAAAAAGGAAACTTGGAGCCCCAGTATTGGAGATTAATGTTGATGACGACCAATTAGATGATAGAATTGATGAAGCACTACAATACTTTCATGAATATCATTACAATGGTTCTATCAAAACTTATCTAAAACACGAAATAACACAAGACGAAATTAACTCATTTAAAACAAATGATACACTTACTGGTTCTACTAGTGGAACACAAGCAATTGCAGGTCAGTCTTACGGAGAGAGTAAAAGTTATGTGACACTACCCGAACATGTGTTAAGTGTATTACGAATATTCCCATTTAATTCAGGACAAACATCTAGTATGTTTGATATACAATATCAGTTAAGATTAAATGACCTTTGGGATTTAACTTCCACAAGTGTTTTATACTATTCACAAGTGCAACAACATATTAAGTTAATAAATGATATGTTAGTAGGACAAATACCTATAAGATATAATGCACACCAAAACAGATTGTATATTGATTACACTACTGCAAAACTAAATGCTGGAGAGTACATTATTATAGAATGTTATAGAAAGATAGACCCTGCAGACTTTACAGACATATACAATGATATGTTTCTTAAGAAGTATGCAACTGCATTAGTTAAGTATCAGTGGGGTGAAAACTTATCTAAGTTCCAAGGTATCGCATTGCCAGGTGGGGTGACACTTGATGCACAACAAATTAAAACAGAAGCACAAGAAGAGATTACAAGATTAGAAGAAGAGTCAAGACTGAACTTTGAAATGCCAGTCATGGACTTAATGGGATAAATTATGCCAACAAATGTATTTTTTAACCATGCAGTTTCCACTGAACAACACTTATATGAAGATTTAGTTGTTGAATCATTGAGAATGTATGGACATGAAACATTCTATCTACCAAGAGAAATTGTAGAGGAAGACTCTATCCTTGGTGAAGACGTGCAATCAACATTCGGTGATGCATATTCTGTAGAAATGTATATAGAAAATACTGATGGCTTTGAAGGAGAGGGAGACCTCTTTAGTAAGTTTGGTGTCCAAGTAAGAGATACTGCAACCTTTGTCATATCTTTAAGAACTTGGGAGAGATTTATATCACTGGACTCTAACCTTGCAACTTCTCTAAGACCTAACGAAGGAGATTTAATACATTTCCCTCTCAGTGGTTCAATGTTTGAGATTAAATTTGTTGAACATGAAAATCCATTCTATCAAGTGGGTAAACTATTTGTATTCAAATTGCAATGTGAATTGTTTGAATATAGTGGAGAAGATTTCGATACTGGAACAAACGCAGACTTAGTAGAACTAGACCAAGCATATCAAGTTAAATTAACTATGTTTAATACTGGTAGTGGTAATTATACTGTCAATGAGAATGTCACTAAAGATGGAGTTGTTGTTGGGGAAGTGGTTTCATGGTCTCCACAAAATCATTTATTATCCGTAAAAGACAATACAATAACACTTGCAGTTAATGATGTTTTAATTGGTGCAAGTTCAGCTGCAGAATATACTATTCAATCTATAGAAGATGTTCTAACATTCGGTAATGATGGAAATGCACAAAATAAAGACTTTGAAGATACTGCAGACAACTATCTAGACTTCTCAGAAACCAACCCTTTCGGTGAGGTCACATAATGTTTGGTACATTTTTTTATAATGAGACAACAAAACGTGCAGTGTCTATATTTGGAACACTATTTAACAATATAACCATTAAAAAAATAAAAGATGATGGTACTGTTTTAACAGAACAGAAAGTTCCTATATCATACGGCCCTAAACAGAAATTTTTACAAAGACTTGCAGAAGAACCAAATCTAAATGATAACAATAGAACTGCAATTAGTTTACCTCGTATAGCATTTGAAGTTAGTGGTTATGAATATGATGCAACAAGACAGCAAAACAAACTTATAAGACATCAGAAGACCACCTTAGACACCGCTGACACGACTAAAAGGTCTTACCAGTATCAACCTGCACCCTACAACCTATCGTTTAATCTAAGTGTTTTAGCGAAGAATATGTCAGACGCATTACAGATTATAGAACAAATTTTACCATACTTTCAACCTGAATATACAGTCACTATGAAAATGATTGATTCAATGACTGATTATAGAGATGTTCCAATTATTCTAAATTCAGTATCTATGGAGGATACGTATGAAGGTGATTTTACAGAAAGAAGAGTTATAGAATATACACTTTCTTTTACAATGAAACTAAATTATTTCGGGCCTGTTTACAATGGTAAAGTTATTAAAAATGTTATTGAAAGAGAATACATTAATACTACAAGTGGTTTATTTACAACAAGTCAAATAGATGGTTCAGGTCTAGTGAAAGAAGTAAAACACTATGAACCTGCATTTGCAGAAACAACATCTACTGCAGTATCTAGTTCCACAACAATACCATTTGCAACTGCAATAAATAGTTCTATAAGTGTAGGTGATGAAGTATTTGGAACAAACTTAACAACCAATCCAACTATTTCAAGTATTACAGAAAACAAACTATCAATAGTGGTTTCAGCTGCAGTGACATTAGATGCAAAAACTAACCTAAAATTTGTAGGTTCAGTAGACCCAGGCGATACATTCGTTGTTGCAGAAACCGTGACTTTTTATGATGATGGTTCACCTTCGACATTTACAGAAGATAAAGTGACCGATGCAAGTTAATTATGGCAAAAGATATAGACTCGAAATTAAATGATGTTCTTGACATTTCTTCAGAAATAAAGAAAGAAACAACTCAAGTAATCAAAAAACCACCCCAGTCAGATAATGTTCAGACGGACTATAAGTACACTAGAGAAAATCTCTATGGTCTTGTAGAACGAGGACAAGACGCAATAGACGGTATTCTAGATGTTTGTAAAGAAACTGAAAATCCTCGTGCATACGAAGTTGCAGGTCAGTTAATAAAGACTGTAGGTGAAACTGCAGAGAAGTTATTAGACGTTCAAACCAAATTGAAGAAGTTAGAAGACGAAAACGGGAGTGTAAAAACACAACATAATCATTTATATGTTGGTTCTACTTCAGAACTTCAAAAGTTTCTAAAGAAAGAAAGTAAAAAAGATGACAGTTAATAAGAATGAAGGTTATCTTGGAAATAATCTCATTAAAAGAGCGGGTATTGAAACTCAATACGCAAAAGAAGAATTAGATGAATATCTAAAATGTTCTAAAGACCCTTGTCATTTTATAGAAAATTATACACAAATTATATCACTAGACGAAGGTATGGTTCCTTTCAAACTTCGTGGATATCAAGACAAATTAATAAAGCACTATGACGATTCTCGTTTTAGTGTAGTTCTTGCATCACGTCAAAGTGGTAAATCAATCACTTCTTGTGCATATCTATTATGGTTTTTATTATTTCACCCCGAAGTGACTGTTGCAATCCTTGCTAACAAGGGTGCAATTGCAAGAGAGATGATTGCTCGTCTTGTCACTATGTTAGAGTCTGTACCATTCTTCTTACAGCCAGGTGTTAAGATTCTAAACAAAGGGTCTATTGAATTTGCAAATGATAGTAAAGTCGTTGCAGCTGCAACCTCTTCAAGTTCTATTCGTGGTATGTCAATTAACCTACTATACTTAGATGAGTTTGCATTCGTAGACGATGCAGAGACATTCTATACTGCAACATATCCCGTTGTGACCTCGGGTAAAGACTCAAAGGTTATTATTACCTCTACTGCAAATGGTGTGGGTAATATGTTCCATAAGATATATGAGAGTGCAGTTCATGACCAATCAGAATATAAATCATTCACAATCAACTGGTATGACGTGCCAGGCAGAGATGAAGCATGGAAGAAAGAGACAATTGCAAACACTTCAGAAGCACAATTTGAACAAGAGTATGGGAACTCATTCTTAGGAACAGGTTCTACACTTATTAATTCTAATACATTATTGGGTCTGAAGTCTATAGATTCGGATTGGGTTAAAGATGGAATAAATCTTTACCAAAGACCTATAGAAAATCATAACTATATATGTACAGTTGATGTATCACAAGGTAAAGGATTAGATTATTCCACATTTACTATATTTGATGTTTCGTCTCAACCATTCCAACAAGTCTTGGTTTATAGAGATAATACGACCTCACCTATGTTGTTGGCAGACATAATTAATAAATATGTTAGACCATATAACGAAGCACTTGTTATTATAGAAAACAACGCAGAAGGTGGTATGGTCGCACAACAGTTGCATTATGATATAGAATACCCTAGTGTCTTTACCCAAGGACAAACTAAGGCAGAAGATATCGGTGTGACAATGAATAAACGAATTAAGAGAATTGGTTGTTCTACTCTGAAAGAAATACTAGAAGAGAATCGACTAAATATAGTAGATAGAGCAACAATAACAGAACTTATGACCTTTGTTATTAAAGGCAACTCATATGAGGCTGATAGGGGTTATAATGATGATTTGGTTATGAACAATGTATTATTTGCATGGTTTATAACAACAGAATACTTTCTTCACTTAACAGATACTAGAGTTAAGGACTTATTGTACTCAGAACAACAAAAGTTGATAGAAGATGATATTCTACCTGCAGGAGTGTTTGGTGGAATACAGGGTGAAGAAGAAACATTCGTAGATTCAAACGGAGATAGATGGTTCACAATAACCTAAATAAATATATTGTTAGAGTTATTAAAGTTATAAATATATCAAGTAAAACAAACTTTTTACATTAACAGGAGAAAAGTATGGCATTTCAAGTATCACCAGGCGTACAGGTCAAAGAAGTCGACCTTACAAATGTTGTACCAGCAGTTTCAAGCACTACAGGTGCTTTCGCAGGTTCATTTCAATGGGGCCCTGTTGATGAAGTAATAACAGTTTCAGATTCAAAAGGTTTAAACAGTGTGTTCGGAAACCCTGCAAATACAGACGCAGGTTCAGAAGATTATTACACTGCAGAATCTTTCCTAAAATATGGTTCTTCATTGAGAGTGGTAAGATTAAATTCAACAGGATTGTATTCTGCTAACGCAAGTTCAGCTGCAACATCTCTTCTAAAAAACAATGAAGAGTATATAGAGACATATAGAGATGGTTCTCAGGCTGCAACAGTAGGTACATTTATAGCAAAATATGCAGGTGTTTTAGGTAATTCACTTAAAGTAGAACTTTGTGGTTCTTCAAACGCATATTATAATGATGTTGTCACTGCAACTAATAGTGTTGACGGTAGTTCAAACCCAGTCGACCTTGCAGTAGGAACAACAACAATTCCAGTAGATGCTGGTAATTCAGTGTTTCAGGTTGGAGACATAATAAAATTCGCAAACCATAGTCAGGAATATAAAGTTTTAACAACACCTGATGACGCTTCTATAACAATAGAAACAATCGGAACACCTACAAAAACAGGTTTAACAACAATAGTTGGTGATGGTGTAAATATAGATAGATTTTGGAAACACTATAGTTTATTTGATAAGGCACCAGGCTCTTCTGCAAACGCAGTAAAGGCAGGTGCAACAAATGACGAGTGTCATATCGTTGTCACAGATGAAGACGGTGCGATTACTGGTGTCCCAGGCGAAGTTTTAGAAACATATGGTTTTGTATCACAGGCTTCAGACGCTAAAGATGAACAAGGTCGTTCTAACTATTACAGAGATGTAATTGCAAGAGGTTCAGACTATGTTTATTGGTCAGGACATTCTACATCAACACACGCAAGTGCAACAGAATCAAGAACACTCGCAACAGTTGCTGGTGGAACTGCATTTGGACAACCTGCTTTACCACTTACAGTATCACTTGGTGGTGGTAATAATGGTAGACTAGGAACTGCAGGACAAAAAACAGACGCTTATTCAACACACTTTGGAGATGCAGAAACAGTAGACATCTCTTTAATTCTTATGGGTTCTGCAAGAACTGATAATGGTAGTGGAACAGAACAAGACACAATTGCAGACCACAATACAATATTAAATGAATTAATATTACTTTGTGAAAATAGAAAAGACTGTATAGTTGTTGCTTCACCTAGAAAAACATCTATAGTAAATGTTGCATTAGAGTCTACTCAGGTTTCTAATGTTAAAACAGACTATTCATCAGTCACAAGTTCTTCATACGCAGTATTAGACAGTGGTTGGGTATATCAATACGACAGATTTAATGACAAATACTGTTGGGTGCCAGGAAATGGACACACTGCAGGTATTATGGCAAGGTCAGACTTATTAAGTGATGCATGGTTCTCACCTGCAGGATTCACAAGAGGTCAATACTTAGGTATTACTAAACTTGCATTTAACCCTAAAAAGTCTTCAAGAGACGACTTATATCGTGCAAGAATCAACCCAATAGTCACATTTGCAGGTCAAGGAACAGTATTGTTCGGAGATAAAACTGCATTAACAAGTCCTTCTGCATTCGACAGAGTGAATGTAAGAAGATTGTTTATAGTATTAGAAAAGGCAATTGCAACTGCTGCTAAATCACAACTCTTTGAATTTAATGACGCATTCACAAGGGCTCAATTTAGAAGTGCTGTAGAACCTTTCTTAAGAGATGTTAAAAATAGAAGAGGTTTAGTAGACTTCTCAGTAATTTGTGACGAAACAAATAACACTGATACAGTGATTGATAGAAACGAATTTGTTTGTTCAATCTTTGTAAAACCTGCTAAATCAATTAACTTCATAACTCTTAACTTCGTGGCTGCAAGGTCAGGTGTTGAGTTTGAAGAAATTTATAGTGCAGTATAACAGGAGTATATAAATGGCAACAATAGACCAATTTAAAGCACAATTAATCGGTGGTGGCCCTCGTGCAAACAGATATAGAGTCTTTATCCCTAGAAGTGGTGAAAAGATAGAATTTTTATGTTCTGCTGCTCAGATTCCTGCTGGTAATATAGGTGTAATTTCAGTACCTTTCAGAGGTCAAAACCTAAAACTCGCAGGAGATAGAACATTTGACGACTGGACAGTGACTTTAATTAATGATGTAGAGTTTTCTTCTAGAACTGCTTTAGAGGCATGGCAAGAAGATATCGCTTCACTAACAACAACCGATGCAGCTACGAATACAGATTACTTATTATCTCGTGCATTTGTTGAACAGTTGCATAAAGATGACTCCGTCCTTGCAAGATATGAGTTCTTCAACATTTTCCCAAGTGTAGTTTCAAGTATTGCTTTATCAAGTGATGAGGCTTCTGCTTTAGAAACATTTGAAGTCACATTCTCATACTCGCATTGGGATAGAGTTAAGTAAATAGTTGTGAATATCACCACATTTAGGTGGTATAAATATTAGTATGGAATTATTTGGGTACGAAATTACTCGTAAAAAAGACGAGTTAAGAAATACGGAGGCACCGAATGCTAAGTCATTTGTGCCGCCAGTTGATGATGACGGTACACCCGTTATACAACAACAGGCTGGATATGTTGCAGGTGGTGCTTATGGTGCCTATGTTGACATGGAAGGTGGTATTAAGAATGAGGCAGAACTCATTCGCAGATATCGTGAAACTTCTTTGGTGCCAGAGTGTGACTCTGCAATCGAAGATATAGTTAATGAGTGTATCACATCTGATGTTTCAGATAAGATTGTGACACTCGACCTCAGAGATGTTAAACTCTCTGATAGTATCAAAGGTAAGATACAAGACGAGTTTAATCACATCTTAGGAATGATGAAGTTCAATCAGAACTCTCATGAAATATTCAGAAAATGGTACGTAGATGGAAGAATATATTTCCATAAAGTCGTTGACTCTAAAAGACCTAAGTTAGGTATAGTCGACTTAAGAAACGTAGACCCATTAAAAATTAAAAAAGTTAGACATGTTGAGAAAGATAAAGACCCTAAAACTCAAATAGAAAGAGTTAAAAAGGTAGAAGAGTTCTATATGTTTAATGACAGAGGATTCGATAAATCTTCTGCAACAGAAGGAACAACAGTTAAAATTGCACCTGAGGCTGTATCATATACTACTTCAGGTCTGCTTGATTACACTAAGAATGTTGTAATCGGGTATTTGCATAAAGCATTGAAGACTGCAAATCAGTTATCAATGATGGAAGATGCACTTGTTATATATCGTATATCAAGGGCTCCTGAAAGAAGAATATTCTACATTGATGTAGGAAACCTTCCAAAAGCAAAGGCAGAACAGTACCTTGCAGAGACAATGAACAAGTATAAGAATAAACTTGTTTACAATGCAGATACTGGTGAAATCAAAGATGATAGAAAACATATGAGTATGTTAGAAGATTTTTGGTTGCCGAGAAGGGAAGGTGGTAGAGGAACAGAAATTAGTACGTTGCCTGGTGGACAAAACCTTGCAGATATAGACGATATAGAATACTTCAAGAAGAAGTTATATCAGTCTCTTAATGTTCCTGCTTCTAGAATGGAGGCTGATAATGGTTTTAACATGGGTCGTGCTTCAGAGATTAATAGAGATGAACTTAAGTTTAATAAGTTCACTAACAGACTTCAGAAGAAGTTCTCTAGAGTCTTTATTGATATCCTTAGAACACAATTAGTTCTAAAAGAGATAATCAGTTCAGAAGAGTATGACAATGCAGTAAAGGAATTTGTTCAGTTTCAATTTGCAACCGACAACCATTTTACAGAGTTGAAGGATGCAGAGATACTAAGAGAGAGAATAGATACTCTTGGACAGGTATCAGAGTATGTTGGACAGTATTACTCTAAAGATTGGGTTAGAAAATATGTTTTAATGCAATCAGATGAGGATATAAAAATAATTGATAAACAAATCAACACCGAAAAAGAAGAAGGTGGTGAAGATAATGATGACTTCGGAGGATTCTAATAATGAGTAGTGAAATCGCAAAACAAATTGTAGACCAAATAGAACAAGGTCAATTGAACGATGCTAAAGATAGTATTGGTCAAGGCATTAAACAGAAGGCTGCAGATGCAGTTGATATGAAAAGAGTTGAAATGCAAGTAGACTGGGTAGATGCACCTTCAGCTGAACCGACAGGTGAGTAATGAAAAGTTTCTCTTCTGTTTTAACTGAATTAAATGAATCTCGTAAAGATATTCCTTTAAATTCATTTGAAGTTAAAAGAAACTTCGTTGAAATAGGAGAACAAAGGTTTAATGTAGTGTTTTCTAGTCTGAAAAGAGATATAAAAATATCTATAGATGGAAATACATTAAACGAATCTTTTAAAAGTTTAAAAGATGCAGAAAAAGAATTTAACAATATCCGTTATGTAATGAAAGATTTGATTGAAAAGGATACAAAAATAGAGGAAATTATCAATGAAATTAATATCAGAGTTTAATGATTACGCAGTTCAACCTGTAATTATAGAACAAAACGAAAAGGGTGAAAAAGAATACTTTATTGAAGGTATTTTTATGCAATCTGAAATTAAAAACAGAAACGGTAGAGTTTATCCTAAAGAAGTCATGAAGAAGGAAGTTAACCGATATTGTAAGGAGTTCGTAGAGAAAAAACGTGCTTTCGGTGAGTTAGGACACCCTGATGGCCCGACAATCAATTTAGACAAAGTTTCACATATGATTACATCTTTAGAAGAAGATGGAAACAATTATGTGGGTAAAGCAAAGATTTTAAGTACACCAAATGGTCAAATCGTAAGAAATTTGATTGATGACGGTGCAAAACTTGGAGTTTCATCAAGAGGACTAGGTTCACTAGAACAAAAAGGTGGTGCTCAATACGTGAAAGACGATTTTCAACTTGCAACTGCAGGTGATATCGTTGCAGACCC